CCAAGGATTACTGTTTGCCCACTTTTCCATATCTGGATCAAGCTGTCTTTGCGGGGCTTGTTCTGGTTGTTGTTCTACTTCTGGTAGATTAGCTACAATTTGACTTTGCACTTGTTGTGCAGTCTGTCCAGCTTGTTGTTCTGCCAGAGTTGCTTTTGAAAGAAGCTCTTGAGCCTTTGCCATACCATCGGCATCGCCTTCTTCATAAGCTTTTTTATATTGTTGTGTAGCACTTTGTTTAGCCCATAAAGCATTGTTATATGCTGTTTTGTTAAGGGCTTCACCGCCTTGTTCTACCATTTGCTGTAATCGCTGATTTTCTTGCATTACAGTCTGTAATCTTGTGGCTGCTTCTTTTGCTAACCTTTGTTGTGACTCTGCTTCTCTACGTTGTTCGTGATATTCATATTTGACTTGATTAATACGATCTGCAGCTCTCTGGCTATAATTAGCTATTTCACTATCAACATCATCATTATTTACATTTGATTCAGCAGTTTTTGACTTTTTAGGTTTACGATCTTCTTCTGGAACATCGTCTATTATTTCTACTTCTAATTTATCTGATGGATTAGTATTTATTTCTGTAGTCACACCAAAAAATTTATCTTCATTAGATGCAGAAGGTCCAGTTTCAATGGGTTCTTCATTTATAATTTCTGTTTCACTCATGCCCTTACCACTCCTGTAGGATCATCAACAACTGCTTCCACAGTATCATCGTTAATTAAACGAAACTCTTGTCCATACATTTTTATACGAGTGCCAGAATAAGCACGAAAAATAACCCAATCTCCAATTTTGCACCAAGGACCAGTTGGAAATCTGTTTTTCTCTTGATAACATTCTTTGCCCATTTTTAAAACATATCCACAAATATTAGATATTTCTTCATCTCTAATTGTTTGTGAAGCCTTGACTATACCACCTTTTGTTTTTTCATCTGCTTGTGGCATGGCTACAAGTATTTTCCAACCTTTAGGTTCTGGTAGCTGACTTTTAACATCATCAGTGACCACAGGTTTTTCAACACTATCTGGCTCTGGAATATTTTTTAAATCTTCTTCGCTCATATTGCACGACCTTTAGGAGTCGAGTTCCCTATTCTTGGATGTTTTTTTCCACCCAATCTAATAATTCACGTTCAGCCAAAGCCAAACCTTCTATTATCCCAGCCATTTTCTGATAGTCGCTGTAATCCTTACAAGCACCTGTAGAAATATGATCGGCATGTTGATTCATAATATTTCGCAAACGATTTTTCATAAACTCAGAAAGAGATGCTCTCTCCATCTTTACTGCTTGCTCTGCGATATTATTATTCATTCTTATTGCTATCTTTCGCTATTTCTATTCCTATGTCAAGTCCTTTTAAGTATTCTTTTCTTGCAGATTCGTTCTCTATTTGCTGATTCTCTAGCAAATCGCTAGCAACTCGCTGTCCTATGCTAGCTGCTGCCATATCCTCTTGAGATTGTATTCTTTCTTTTTCAATCAAATCTCTGTTCTTAGATTTCACAGCATCAAGTTGTAATCTTTGTTGACCCTCTTGAATCTTGCGCTGAACCTCAGCTTCTTTGATAGCTACTTCTCTTTCTTTCATTTGTATCAATGGGTCTTGTTGTTGCTGTGCTATACGTTCTTGTTCTGCTTGTGCTTGAGAGGTTGCTGTAACCCTTCTTGCAGCTTCTGCTACCAAGGTTGATAGACGTTTTTCAACATCTGCTGGTAACGGCTCACCTTCAGGTGGCAACTCTGAACCCATCTCTCTTTCTATTTCTTTTCTAAACTGCATTGTCAAATGCTCATTAATGTAAGCAGATGCAGATGCCAGTATTGATTGAGCAGTAGGCGATGCTTCTACCATTTGCAATATTTCTGGATTTTGTTGCGCAGCTACCACTGTAGCAATATGAGCTTCATGGTCTTGATATGAAAATGCCTTAACAGGCACACCATTAATTAAATTCTGTACCGCAGTAGCTGGATCAACAGGTTTAATATCATCTTTGTCAGGAACAATATCTTCTACGTTTCGTATGCCTAGCACTTCAAGCATTTGCCTATGTAACTCAGGCAAGTTATACATTTGCGGTGATTGTTGAGCTAGTTGCATAGCAGCTTGATACTGCATGATCCTTTGAGACATTGTAGCTGCATTTGGATCAGATACTGGTAACACATCTATTCTTCTATCAAAATCTTCAACTTTAATAAACTCATTATCATCCATTTCGTATGGGTATGAAGGCTCAGTAAAGTCTTTGATGATGTTTACCAATATATCAAATTCTTTTCTCATAGAGGCGTGAAGCCTAGCTTGCACAGCACTCATAACTTTCTGGTTTCTTTCTAGTAAAGCTAATGTAGTGCCAACAGGTGCTTGATTATTCATATCAGATACTTTCATATCCGAAATGCTAGCAAAACGCCTACCTTCTTCTACTATGTTTTGCAGTAATGTAAACAGCGTACCTGATGGTTCTTTGTAAGGTAAAAAGGTTATGTTGTCTCGTATCGCACCACCGGGCACATCTACATCTCTAAATTCACCCGGCATAATTGGTGTATCATCACCTTTAATTCTAAGACCTCTGGCTTTTAAACCGCCCGGTAGATTAGATAAAGTACCTGCATCTACTAACTGTCGTAATATAGATGTAGCTGATTTAGCTAATCCCCCGACCATATGAATCAAACCAAATCCATAAAATCCTAATCCGGGTAGATATTGGTAATGAACGAAATGCATCCTTCTATTTTTCTGCATATCATCTTCGTACCAGTTTCTACGAATACTAAGTATAGTGCCACTAGGATAATCAAGGGTAACAACATAAGGTAAAGCTATACCTGTTTGAACACCTTGTTCATTAGTATCTTCATATCCTACAAGGTCAAGATCAACGTGCATCTCAAGCAAAGTGTGACGATCATCGTAGTTATAAGTGCTCGACTCGCCTGTTAGTTCATCGTATTTTTTATTTATCTCTGAGGTGCTAGAGTCTGGTTCTGGTAGTTCTATATCTCTATAAAAACCACTGACCTGCATCTTGCGTATATCGTTGCTTGATTTACGCATCACATGCGTTATTCTTTCACAAGTTATTAAATCACTTGCTCCATAGTTAACAACCACATCTTCTGCTGGAACAAATATAGAGCAAGGTCTGCCCATATTAGAATCATAATAAACTTTTCTAAATGCTGATCCAGCCAAAGGCAAAGAGAACAACATCTTTTCTGTTTCTGTTCTGTACTCTGACATTTCGTATGTCAGTAAGTAGTTTAAGTAATCTTCTACTCTTTGTGATTGTTTTTCTTTTTCTTCTGTAATTTTGCCAACAATCTTTGTTCTGACTGGTCCTTGAGCTGGAAACATTTCAGATATGGATTGTGATTGAAAGCGTATTACTGCTTCACTTAGCATTGGATGGAATACACCACAAGCTCCAGACCAAGGTGTTGTTCTTTCTTCTATCTTTAAACCTAGCTGATCTAATCCCTTCATATAGGTTTCTTCCCATTCTTTTCGGGAATCCCTATCACCCATATAATCAGATGTTAGTTTATTGCCAAGTGTATTTAATTCTTTATCATCAATGAAATCGGTTAGATTAGAATTAAACTCAGCCTCACCTTTGTCAAGTGAATCGGGTTTAAAATCAATAATCATTCCACCATCATCGGTTTCGATGGCTACAGAATCTGGATTTTCTATGAGAATCTCTAGATTTTCAGGTTCTTGTTCTACTGTTCCCTCAATAGGAGTAGCAGGTTGTCTTTCTATAGCCAAATCAAATCCTCTGTAAATATATAATTTATTATTTTAATAATAATTAGCTATACGATTCTGTACGAAAGGTTCATCTTCTTCATCACTTGTTAAAGAAATAAAGCCACCTTGTCTGTATCTGAGTAAAGCTTGCGTACTGCTATCAACTAAATCATCGTGTTCCATGTTAGGAAAGCCAGCAAATTCTTCGATAACTTCTTCTGCCCATCTGGTTTCTGGCGCCCAGACAACACCTGAATGAAACAAATCGGATACGGCATTAACCCTAGATATTTTATCGTTACCCCTGCTGGGTGTGTATTCTTGAACAGGTATTCCCATAGCCCTTAGTTCAAATATCAAAGGCATACCTGCTGCTTTTGCTTCTACAATAAATGCATCGGGATTGTATTCCCTGAACTTATCCATTGCTTTTAATTTTAATTCTGGAAACTCCAGTCTTTCTTTGTAAGCATCCAGTAGTATTAGATTAGGTTTAAAAGTGCCTTCACTGTTATCGTCTGTGTAAAAGACACCCCATGTTGTGCAAGCAGAGAAGTCAGCCCTTTGTGTTTTCATAAAAGCCGTATCCCAAGATTGGATTATGAACTCACATTGAGGTGGGTTTCTACCTTCCCATGTTTTCCACCATTCTCGTTTTACTAAAGCACCTTCTTCAGAAGTGGGGTCTTGCTGATACTGTGCCATCCATTTACTGTTTGGCAGTTCAGCCTTTAGTGCCGATAACTCTTCCATACTCCAGAACTGTGACCATAAAGGATTGCCTGAAGGTAATATAGCGGGCAACTCAATGACTTCCCACTGATCTGCACCACCTCTTTTAATGCTAGCATCAACAACTTGACCTGTTAGGTCTTTATTGTGCCATCTGGTCATAACCACAACAATCGAACCATTTGGTTGCAAACGCTGTCTTGGACCTGATGTGTACCATTCGTAGGTGCGATTGAACACGTTTATATCCGCGCTAGCACCTTCTTGTTCTGAGTGTGGATCATCAATCACCAAAAGGTCAGCACCTTTACCTGTAACCGCACCGCCCACACCGATAGCAAAGTATTCACCACCTTTGTTTGTATTCCATCGACCGGCCGCTTTACTGTCAGATTGTAAACTTACATCTGGGAATACATCTTTGAAGTCTCTGCTGTTAACTAGGTTTCTAACCTTCCTACCAAAACCAACAGCCAACTCAGCCGTATGCGCTGTCTGTATTATCTTCTTATCAGGAAAACGACCCAGAAACCACGCAGGAAGCAAATAAGAGGCGAACTCACTCTTAGTATGTCTTGGTGGCATGTTGATGATTAAACGCTTTAGATCGCCATTGGCAACCCTTTCAAACGCATCAGCCATGATCTCGTGATGTTTACCGTGAATAAACGCAGCCCACATCTCATTGACAAAAGCCATAAAGCTTT